GCTAGCGATGCACAAGGCGGAGTTCGAGGCGTTGCTGGAAATGTCCAACCGGCTGACGGCTGTCCCGCCGCCGCCATCCCCAATCGCGCCCGGCTCGCCGATCCTGCAACAACCGCCACGACGATGATCGAGTTTCTTTTACTCCAGGCGATGGATGGGCACCAAATCCATGTCAACAAGAACACCATCGTAACGATTAGCGAGCCGCGCAAGATAGGCAGGATGGGGACCGACAAGTTCAACTGCGTGATTGGCCTGACCAGCGGCAAATACGTAACCGTGGTCGAGACCTGCGAGAGCGTAAGAAAGCGGCTGAAGGAGGAATAGCATGGCCTACAACAGGATCGTCTTGTCCTCCGGTCACGGCCTCTATGTGCGCGGGGCCTGTGGCATCCTCGATGAAGTAGACGAGGCGCGGCTCGTGGTCGAGCAGCTAGCCGACGATCTTCGACACCGTGGCGTCGACGTGGTGGTGTTTCACGACGACGACTCGCGTTCGCAGAACGAAAATCTTAACCGGATTGTCGACTTTCACAACGCACAGCCGCCGCATGATCTCGACGTTAGTTGCCACTTCAACGCTTATGAGCAAGTCAGTAAGCCGATGGGAACCGAAGTCCTATATGTGACGCAAAAAGAACTGGCGGCCCAGCTATCGGCAGCAATCGCATCTGTCGGTTTTATCAATCGAGGCGGAAAACGTCGGGACGACTTGTTTTTCCTGAACAACACCATTGCACCGGCCGTGCTGCTGGAAATCTGCTTTGTCGACAGCGAAGCTGACGCCGATCTCTATCACAAGCAGTTCAGTCACATCTGCGAGGAAATCGCCTGTGTGCTGGCCGGTATCGAAGGGGAGTTCGCACCTGAACCGGAGCCGCCGGAAAGTGACTACCTGTTTGAGGCGACCGGCAAGTGCAGCCATTTTGGTGGGGAAGATGATCACGGCGTGTCGGCTGATGAGGGCCTGGCCTTTCACTATGCGATCACAGAGGCCAACCAGCACCTATTCGTGCCCATTCAGCCTATTGGAACGACTGGCTTGGCGCGGCGGCTCAATGCCAAGGCGGTGCCCTACATCGCCTGCCGCTGGGACTATGACGTCACGCCCAAGAAAATGCTGGCCGAGAGCGGCGAGATGGCGCTGGTAACCAACGTCGCCACGGGGCGCTCGACGGCGGCATTCCCGGCCGATTGGGGGCCGCATGACGAAAAAACCGGCGGCCGGGTGGCGGATCTTTCGCCAGCCCTAATGCGGGATTTGGATTTGGAGACGGACGACATTGTCGAGGTGGTTTATCCGTGGATGGGAGACTGAGCCATGATTGGAACCCTTATCTCAATCATCCTGACCTTGATCGTTCTGGGCGTCATCCTCTGGGCCGTCGAGCAGCTGCTGCCGATGATCCCGATGCCGGCACCGTTCGCCCAGATCGTCCGGATCCTGATTATCGTCATTGTCGTCTTGGTGGTGGTTTACATCATCGCCGGCTTGCTGGGGGCGGTGGCACCCTTGAGGTTCTAAGAGGCCCTGCTATACTCGCGGGGCTTCGTTAGTGTGTGTGTGCGAAACGCCCCGGCATCGTCCCCCAGACCCCCGCCGGGGCGTTTTTGCGTCTTAAGCATTACCTACAGTCGGCAGCATCTGGTCGACATAGGCCCGCAGTTCCCGGCTGATTTCCGACATGTACTCCAGCTGGCCCGGTGTCGGCATGCCCTTGGACTGCCGGGCATTCTCGGTGATGGTCGAGAACACGAACGTAGCTCCAGCAAAGAACGTCTCGCGCATGTCGTCAAACTGAGCCTTTGGGATGCCTTCCGGCGCGTAGCGGTAGCAGTAGGCGACCCACGCCGCCTCCACTGGCTGGCCGGCCTCGATGTATTGCTCCATCAGTTCCCGAACCCGCTCTTTCCTGGTGCTGCGATCCACTCTCATTGTCCCGGCTCCGCTCCCTTGACCCGTTCACGCTGCTTCCAAATGGACAAGGCCTTGCGGGCCTTGTCTCTGGTCTGGATGTTGGTCTGGACGATAGTTTCCTTGCCGTCCTCCCAGCGCACGACCTCGTAATGGCCGAGCGCCAGATCCCGCCAGATTGAATAACGTACGGGATCGTAGCGGTTCATTGCGGCGGCCTCATCGAGTGCAGCGCCGCCAGATAGATCATCAGGACAAGGCCGATGGTAACCACGCTTACCAAAAACGTCAGGGCGAGGTCGTGCATCAGCGTATCTCCGGAAAGCCGTAGGCCTTGAGGGCCTCATAGGCGGCGGCTTCATGCGGGCAGGCGTCGAGCGGCTTGACCGCCTTCACCGCGTCGTTGATGGCCTCGACCAGACGCTTGGTCAGGCCTTCGTCCTCAAAGAAGAACGTCAACTCGGTCGCGCCGTAACGGGTTTCCAGCCGCAGGATCATCGGCTGGCCGAATGATGCGTGGTCGATCGCCTGTATGCCGGTGATTAGGTGGAACGAGATGTTGGTAGTCGGGACACTCACTTGTGATGCTCCATCGGTTGTGTGTAACTTACCCTACAATGACAAATAACCTATTGCAATAGGCAATTGATCAGCGTAGGATCTGTCCCCATGAAAAAACTTCATTACTCTGGTCTTCATCCCAACATTGTCCAGTTACTCGCGGACATCGAGGCGTACCGCGCGCTGTCCGGTGAAGACCGCACCGCGTTCGGTCTCGGAGCCGTGAACGACGGGAACTTCATCTCCCGCGTCGAGCACGGTCGGCAGCCGTCGTTCAGCACCATTGATCGAGTGTATCGCTACATCGAGGTCCGCACCAAGGCCGTCCACAAGAAAGCCGCACGCCGATGAAGGGCGGTGGACATCGCGAGACGTGGACGATCGGCATGCTGGTGCGGCTGCGCGAGCACCACGCCGCCAACCTGACCTTTGGCCAGATCGCCAACAAGCTGAACGCCGAGTTCGGCACTGTCGTCACCCGCAACGCCTGCATTGGAAAGGGGCGGCGTCTGGGCCTGCCCCAGAGAGAGAAGCCCGCCATGCTGACCGCTGAGCAACGCCAAGCACAAACCCGCATCGAGCGCCGCCGCCGCAAGGCCGAGAAGCGGATCGCACCGCCGCCGACCTACGTTCCATTACCGGATCCGCCGCGGCCGCCGCCGGATGCGTTGACGATGATGGACCTGGAATACGGCGACTGCCGCTGGATCGTGCACGGCGAGAAGACCGAGGCGCTGTATTGCGGTCGGCCCAAGGTCAAGGGCTCCTACTGCTTCATGCACGCGCGGATTGCCACCGATAGATCGGGGAGGAGCGGATGAAACCGCCAAAACCATCACCCGGCGCAGACACCGAGCTGGCATCCGACTGGTACAATTACGGCCTTGCAGTGGGGGCGCACCGCCTTCGCATCGGAGCAGGACAAATGAGCATAGCCAAGACAACGCGGCCTCACTTACTCACACGCGAAGCCGCCGCCGCCCGCATCGAGGCGCTGGAGGCGGCGCTGGAGAAAATGGCAGCGGATAGCGATGTCGAGTTGACGCAACTGACGCATGCCGTGGCTGATAACATCAGGAAGATCGAGACGCTGGAGGCGGCGCTGCGGGCGTGCGTCCAGTATCACGTCAAGGCCGCCGCCGATTGCCGCGCCATCGCGGCGGTTAATCAGGACAACGATCTGGGCGAGAACAGTCTGAACCATGCCGTCGACCACGAAATTGCAGCGGAAGACATTGGCGACATCGTTCGCGCCGCCCTCGCACCGGAGCAGGACAAGTGAGCCAGCGCCAGAAGCCGGTCAACGAAACCGAGCAGGAAACCACTGATCGGCTACGCCGCGCAGCCGAAATCCTGCGGCAGGCCATGCGTCCGACCAAGGCAGACAAAAATGAAGCTGAAAATTAGCGAGCATTCGCTACAGGTGACCGTGCTCGCCTACCTGACCTACAAAGCCAAGCCAGACATCAACGTCATCGCCATCCCCAATGCCGCCCGGCGGTCCCTGCGCCTAGGGGCCAGAATGAAAGCAGAAGGCCTCCAGTCCGGCGTAGCCGATCTGTGCATCATGCTGCCGGGCGGCAGAGTGGCTTGGCTGGAACTGAAGACCGACAAAGGCCGGCAGTCGATCGCGCAGAAAGGTTTCGAGGCCAAGTGTAAGCGGCTCGATCACCCCTACGCGCTGGCGCGGACGCTGGACGAAGCAATTGCCGCACTCACACAATGGAAGGCCTTGAAATGACCGACACCCTCGAACACCGCGAGCCAGCGATCCGCCTCAGCCGGGATCTGATCAAGGCCAGCAGCACCATGACAACGATGGAGGCACGCTATCTGGTCGACGCCTATTACCTGATGCAGGACGACCGCAAGCGCGCCCACAACCAGGTGAGGGCGATGGAGGAAGAGCCACACAGCGTGATCGGCTGGCTGGCCGGGCAGAGCGAGACGCTGGAAGGCCAGATCAAGCGGGCACTCGACAGCTACAGCGACAGCCACCCCGCCGGCGCGTGGCTGAAGTCCAACTACGGCATCGGGCCGGTGATCGCGGCCGGGCTGCTGGCGCACATCGATATCCGCAAGGCACCGACCGTTGGCCACATCTGGCGGTTTGCCGGCCTCGACCCGACCACCAAGTGGGAGAAGGGCCAGAAACGTCCGTTCAATGCCGAACTGAAAACGCTATGCTGGAAGCTGGGCCAGTCGTTTATGAAGTTTTCCAACAAGGATGAGTGCGTCTATGGCGCGGTGTATCGCGAGCACAAGGCCAAGTACGTCGCCCGCAACGAGGCCGGCGACTATGTGGCGCGATCGGCCGAGATCCTGGTCGAGAAGAAATTCCGCGCCGACACCGACGCCTTCAAGCATCTGAGCGGCGGCAAGCTGCCGCCGGCCCAGATCGACGCCCGCGCCCGCCGCTACACGGTGAAGCTATTCCTGTCGCATTTGCAATGCGTTTGGTGGTTCATCGAGTTCGGCGAACTGCCGTCAGCGCCCTACGCGATCGCCCAGAAGGATCACACGCATTTCATCGCCATGCCCGGCCACAACCTGGTGCCGGGACTGACTGAAGCGCTGCGGAAAAAGGGCTGGATTTAGCCAACAAGATTGAGAGCACCAGAGAATGCGAGCGAGCCTGCGAAAGCAGAGAGCACCAAGCGGAGTGAGCGAGCCAGCAAAACTGAACGTGCCATATTCCGGGAGCGAGCCAAGTCTGATGAGAGCACCGTAAGAGGGAAGCGAGCCAGCAGTGTGAAGGCAACAAAATCCGCGAGCGAGCCATCCTTTGCGAGAGCACCAATGAGAGCGAGCGCCAGCCACAACGCATGAAAGCAACGAGGAGGTCGAGCGAGCCAGTCTCCGCGAGAGCACCAATGAAGCAGAGCGCAGCCAGTCATCGCGAAAGCAACGGGGCTAATGAGCGAGCCGCAAATGGCGAGAGCACCAGAGAAAATAAGCGAGCCATCCACAACAAGAGCACCACAGAAGGCGAGCGAGCCAAAGGTGAATGAGAGCACCATCAAAGGAGAGCGAGCCATCCTCGGTGAGAGCACCACTGAGATTGAGCGAGCCAGTCATGCCGATAGCAACAGGGGGCGCGAGCGAGCCAGCCGCAGGGAGAGCACCATCCACAAGGAGCGAGCCAGAGACGTCGAGAGCACCAAACGCAACGAGCGAGCCAGCTTGAGTGAAAGCACCAATGCCCAAGAGCGAGCCATACCCCTAGAAAGCGCCACGTACCATGAGCGAGCCAAAACATACGAACGCACCAGGAACGTTGAGCGAGCCACACAGCTAGAGAGCACCATTCCAAATGAGCGCTAACCCCTTCGAACAACTTGCCGCCGAGCAGATGGCGGACGCCACCAAGCGCAAGCTGGAAGCCAGCCGCAAGCGCGCCGAGAAACGCCAAGCCCACATCGTCCAGAGCGACGCCGATGCGCCGATGATCCTTGGTCCGCAGGAACAGCGTCTCTCGGATCAATCCAAGCAGATGCGAAGTTATCGAGCGTGGAAGAAATCCGAGTTCGACGCGATGGCCAAGCACCCGCTGTACTTCTCGAAATGGAACGAGTTCACGCGCCGCGTGCACGAGCTGACGCCGGACAACACCGACGCCTTTGTCGGCTACGTCGCCAAGCAGCGCTGGCTGCTCGACGCCGACTTGGACATCCGCCGGCTGGCGCTGGCGTTCATCGCCAACCGGCTGATCCGGATCCGGCTCGAGCAAGGGCTGGCACCAATGGACGATGCACTCCCCGACGAGCCGCCGACGCTGTTTGAAACCATTCGCAACCTACTGAGGACCATGACGTGAGCATCATCAAGAAGACCCTCGACCAATATGCCGCCTCTGTGGATAAGCTGTGGACACATGATAGATCGAACACGGTTGGCGCAAGTGAAGTGGGCGCTTGTGCGAGAAAGACTTTTTGGATCAAGAGTGAAACTGATACGAAGCATCGAGTACCGCGCGATCCTGATTTTGCAGAGAGTTACGGGGCGCGAATGCGCGGCACGGTGTTCGAGGACAAGTTCTGGGAACCGGCGTTGCGGGCTAGGTTTGGCAAGCGGCTGTTGTTTGCCGGGAGATATCAAAAGACATTCGTCAGCGATTTCCTGTCGGCTACACCGGACGGCATGATCATCGGCCTGACTGCGGAGGAACGCGCCGAGATCGGGACCGGCGCTGATTGCGTCATGGTCGAGTGCAAAACGGCAGACCCTCGGACGAACCTCGACGTCGCCAAGCCGCAGAACGTGTTTCAGACCCAAGTACAGATGGGGCTGGTGCGGGAGAACACCGACTACAGGCCGACGCATAGCGTTCTCAGCTACACCGATGCCAGCTTCTGGTCCGACGTGAAAGAATTCGTGATTGAATTCGATCAGAACCTCTACGACGCCGCCAAGGCGCGCGCGATGATGGTCATGACCGCTACCGAGCCGCCCGCGCCCGAAGGCTGGATCGCTGGCGGTGCAGAATGCCGCTACTGCCCGTTCACGATTGCCTGTGGGATCCAGCGCCGGAACTTGCCTTTTCAGGACAACGAGGTCGATCCGCAGTTCGCCGCCGAGATGAAAGATGCGGCATTGTCCCTCAGGGCAATGGAAAATTCCAGGGACACACTAGACAGTGACGTCCGCGCGGCTCAGGATCAAATCAAGTCTCGCCTGCGCGAGAAAGGCGTTCGGAAGATCCCCGGCGTGTTGCAATGGTCCTCAGTCAAGGGACGCACCGGGTTCGATAACAAAGCAATCCAGAAAGCCGCCGTCGAGGCGGGCGTTGATTTAGATCAGTTCAAGACACAGGGCGAGCCGTCAGACCGGCTTGTCATAACGATTGGCTGACACCCGTCAGTCAACAACCGGCCGCCCGCCACGGCGGGGGCAAACAGTAAACGAGGACATTCAGACATGAACGATATCGTCGCACGCAATAACACCAACGTTGCCAAGCAATCCGACAATCCCTTCGCCGACTACGCCGACAGCGCCGCCACGACGTCGATCGTCGGTAAGCTGCTGAAGTTTTCGAAAGGAGACTGGCTTGCCGGCAAGGACGAGGACGAAGTGCCGGCCGGAACTAGGTTTGTTGCCAACATGGGCGAGTTGCTGACCGGCTGGCAACGCTGGGAGGATAACAAGCCAACCGACATGGTGATGGGCAAGGTTATGGAACGTTTCCAAGCTCCGCGCCGCAATGAACTCGGCGACATGGACCGTGAGCAGTGGGAGGTCGATGGCACCGGCAAGGAGCGCGATCCATGGCAGCGCACGAACTATCTGCTAATGAAGGGCGCGAACGACGGTGAACTCTACACCTTCACGACCTCGAGCAAGGGCGGCCTCGATGCCGTCGCTAGGCTCTGCAAGGACTACGCGCCGTTCATGGCGACCAAGCCCAACGAGTGGCCAGTGATCGAGATCAGCGGCGACAGCTATCCGCACCCAAACAAGGACTTCGGGCGGATCAAATACCCGGTGTTCAAGATTCT